ATGGCTTGTTAAATTCTGCGCTTCGTCAATGATGATATATGCCTTTGAGATAGATCGACCACGTATATATGTGAGGGCCTCAATTTCAATAATGCCTTGTTCGACGTACATGTCCAGCGTCCTCTTGTCCCCCATCAAAAACTCAAGGTTGTCTCGAATGGGTGAAATCCAGGGGGCCATCTTCTCTTCTATTGTACCTGGAAGGAAGCCAATGTCTCTTCCCAATGGCTGAACAGGTCTACTAATAATAAGCCTGCGGTATGGAGCCTCTGAATCTCCCTCTATTGTTTGTTCTAAGCCTGCGGCAATAGCACACAGTGTTTTACCAGAGCCAGCCTTGCCGACAAGAGAAACAACTTCTATACTAGGGTCCATAAGAAGGTTCATGGCAAAATCCTGTTCTTTGTTTCTCGGACGGACTCCCCATACATCTTTATATTCAATAATTTTTTTCAGAGGAGTGTGGTAGTTCTCAAATTTTGCTAAGGCTGTCTTCTTCTCATTAGAATTGGAAACTAACATAACGAACTGATTAGGAAGGATTTTTACTTCATCTTCTTCCAAAAAGATTTCCTCTTTGGAATAAAACCTATCAACTATCTGCTCATCTACCAGGTGGTGTTTTACACCTGTATAGAGGAGACTTCGGTCACTGACGACCTGATCTCTGTTGTAATCCTCGGATGGAATTCCAACTGCGTCACATTTGATTCGCATGTTGATGTCTCTGGAAATTAGAATTACCTTTCTTTTTGGAGAGGCATCTATTTCTGTGAGAGCAGTCCCAATAATTTGATTATCTGGAGTCTTAGGGTCTAGGTCACTAGGAAGGAGGGCTGGGTCATAATTTCTAACAAATACTATTCCCTTACCTTTTCCAAGTCGGACACCTTTTCTCAAGTCTCCATTTTGTCTTAAGGAGTCTAGGATACGAATCAAGTTTCTTGCATTCGCTCCGACACTATCTTGTCTTTTTTTATTATTATCAATCTCCTCCAAAACCTTCAGAGGAATCAGTACATCATTGTTTCCATAGGAATTGATTGCACTTGCGTCTGTCAAGTAAACGCTGGTATCTAATACATAAGTTTTCTTCGCCATAGTTTATCCTGGGCTACAAAGATAAATAGACTGGAGATTTATTTACAGTCAGTACCGCCCAATAGTTTAGCATCTTGGGGCTTCATTGCGACGATCTCTCTTTTATTTCCGTGGTCATCGAACAGAACAATCTGTACTGTGAGAGCTTCTCGGGAAGAATCCAGGTTGATAAAAGGGGAACATTTATCGTTACGAACAACATTTTTATTTTCTGGGATATTAGCTGTTGTTGTAGATGTTTTCACACAATGAAGTGAAATCGTTGTGATTGTTAGGATTGCTAAAAATATTGAGGCTGTAATTCGCATAAGGAACTCCGTGTTTGTATCAAAGGTATATAGTTTCTTCCTCTCTTTACGTCTTCAACGACCTATTTAAAAATACAACCGAAAAGGAACTTACCATGCGAAACATCACATTTCATAGACTACTTTTAATGTTATTTGTAATCTTATCCACTGCTTGTAGCTCAAACTGTGCTATCAATAGCTCTCACACTGAGTCTACCAGACACAACCTCAAAAGAGATTCTTTCCTTAAGATTGAAAAGATCATGGAAGTGTCTATTTGTGTTACTGATTCTAACAACACTGCAAGTGAAATTTGTCTGAAGCAAAGAATGGGAACTTCTGGCTCAGGTTTTGTTGTAAAGAATGATGGCGATGGTGTTTATGTAATGACTGCTGCTCACGTTTGTGATGATGAAAGTTTAATTGCAATGCTGAAAGATCAAGGTTTAAAACTTGAAGGAAGTACATTCAAGGTCATTGATAATCTGGGAGATAAGCATGATGCTAAGATATTAGCTATGAATAATGCTTTAGATATGTGTATGACATATGTAAAAGGTTTAGATAAGCCAGCCTCCGCTGTTTCAAGAATCCGTCCTACCCCAGGTGATGTAATGTATAACCTAGCAGCACCAGCAGGAATTTATGGTCCCGGTATGGTTCCTACCTTGCATGGACACTATAATGGCGATTACATTGGAAGAGCCCTTTACTCAATTCCAGCAGTTGGTGGAAGCTCAGGCTCTCCAATCTTCAATCATAGAGGTCAAATCGTAGGGATGATCCATTCAGTCTACGTAAGATTCCCCTTCCTCTCAATCTCTCCAAGATACGTAGAGGTGAGAGATTTCATCGATAATACAACAAAGAAAAAATAAGCCTTTACAAAACCAGAAATCTATGCTAAAATCTCAAACAAGTTCGTTATCTGTTTTCTTGTTTTTTTAGTTCTTGGCAGCGCAGTGCTGCCTTTTCTTATTTAAAAAAAGAAAGTAAACAAGAAACGTACTGTTATTAGCTCTGTTAACTAAGAAGAATTTACTTGACAAACAAGTAGTTTTATAGTATACTTCTAAAAGAACTTAATTAAACAAAGGATTATTTTATGGAAAAAGATACTAACGTATATTCTTATATTGGATCATCAATTGGTAGTCTAGTAAAAGAAAAGAATGAAGCTTATGGAGATAGTTTTCATAAGTGTCAAGAAATTATGAAAGTATTGTATCCTGATGGTGTCCAGCCTGACCAGTATCTGGATATGTTAGCGATGGTTAGAGTAGTAGATAAGCTCTTCAGGATTGCTACAAAGAAAGATGCTTTTGGAGAGAGCCCTTGGAAAGACATTGCTGGATACTCTATTCTTGGAATTGCAAATGACATGGAGCAAAAAAAGAAAGAAGGGCCGACCGGGCAAGAATAAAGATTGTTCTCTCAGCAAGAAACTTCGAGAGGATGGTAAAACATCAGATGAATTTGAAGTTATGTTGAACAGTCTTAGTCTTGAAGAGGCTATTGGGCTTAAGCTAGAGTTAGCTGCTAAATCAGCGGGCTCTATGTTTTATGGTCTTCCTATATGGAAATCAGTCCCTACCATTGCTAGAGATGCTGTCTTAAAGTATGCTTTCTCAGCAACCCGCACTAAGGCAGAGGCGGCTCGATTCCTTGGAGTGAACCTTGAAGATCTTAAAAAACTACTTAAGAAATATAGAACTCAGGAGTATTTCGATTTAGAATGAGTAATGTTTTTTCAGTGGGAGATCTCGTACAAGACATCAACGGCTACTTCTATGGAATTATACTAAGTGTCGATAAAGACTACTATAATGTCCAATTCTCTAATTGCAGTTTTGAGAACATAGATCGTCTTTACATCTACTGGTTAGACGGGTACGATGATAACCTTTGCTATCAATATGCTTCAGAGGAGACAATTCGCCTTGTCAATAAAGCAGCAAAATAATAGAAAAAATCTAAAAACTTCTCCAGCCATAGTATATAATAATACGAATCGGAGTCCTACGGGTGGATTGTTAACGGATGGTTGGGACGTTAACCCTAAATTATGAGAGTGATATAATGGAAGAAGAGCAAGAAAAGAAACACAAACAGGGTCGCCCTTGGAAAAAATCTTTTACTTATTGGACGTTTGAAGAAGCAGATCTCAAGAGAAAGGAGATCCTTTCAGAAAATTCAGATATAGAAGCCAAGGTGAAAAAGTATTTAGTTACTGTTGGGGAACAGTTTGTTGTTAAGACACGGAAAATTCAAAAAACGAAAGAGGTTACAGATTGACTTATACCGATGATAGACCGACACTAAGTGAGCAAGAGATTCAGAATGCAGTTGCTGTTTATAAGAGTTTTACAAACCCAGTAAACAAGATCAGGCTGCGGAATCTGTTTGAGAAAGAAGTCCATAGAGAATCGTTATTCCGATTTCACGAACTTACCTGGAATCACAATGAAGCTCCGAAACCAGGCGATTGGGCTGCTTTGACTGAGAGTGATAAAAAGGCTTTCAGTGAACTTAGACAAAACATTCTTGACGGGGTCGATTGAAAAATATTATTCCGGTTTAGCTCAGTTGGTAGAGCGGGTGGCTGTTAACCACCATGTCGTTGGTTCGAGTCCAGCAACCGGAGCCATAATCTTTTATTGACAACAGGAAAGAATTCTGTTATAATATGTTTTATGCCCTCTTAGCTCAGATGGATAGAGCAACGGACTTCTAATCCGTAGGTCATTGGTTCGAATCCAATAGAGGGTGCCATGCTAATAGAAAAAAAAATAAACATAAGAATGACCGACATGGAAGTAAGAAAACTGTTTGTCGATTACTTTCAGCAAATTGGTAAAGAGGATATCTCCCAGAAAATGAAGACAACCAAGTGGCACTTTGACTATCTCTATAGATCAAAAAACTGGATTCTATCCATTGACGACGTAATGGAGGTTGAAGATGACGGATGAAGTCAAATATGCAAGTGCGGCGATTCTGATCTCTGCGGTTCTCTTATTCTCCATTGCTGCCACCAATTTCTTTATGGCTGAAATCGCTATAATAACAATGGTGTGTCTCAAATGGAGTGCTGTAAAGAAATTTAATAAAAAAATAGACAAATTTTACTTTCTTTCTTACTTACTTTGTGGTATAGTACTTCTTGTATTT